ACCGAACATCGCGGGAAAAATCCTCGATGCCGATTTCCAGAACATCGTCAAGAAGGTCGCGGCGGGCAAACCGCTCACTGTGGCTGAGCGTGCCCGCATCGAATCCCGGGCGGCCGGTAGCGTGGAAACGATGGCCTACACAAAGACGCTCGTGGAACTCGCCGCCGTGCTGGGTGTTTCACGCCGCACGCTTTCGACCTGGCAGAAACTGGAGGGGGCACCCAAAGCACTATCTAACGGAATGTGGCCAGTGGCCGACTGGCGCGAGTTCGTCCGGCTCCGCGGCTTGAATTCCGGACGTGTGCCGGTCGGCAACGAGGAGGCACTCAAGGCCCGCAAACTTCTGGCCGAAGTGGAGGAACGTGAGCTGCGCATCGCAGTGAAGAAGGGCGAATACGTCCCGCTCACCAAGGTCCGCGAGGAATGGATCGGTCTGGTCGCCCAGGCGTCATCCATCTTGCGGGCAAAATTCGAGAATGAGCTTCCGCCCGTGCTTTCCGGACTCGACGCCACCGGTATCCAGCGGGAATGCCGCCGTGCCATCGACGAAGTCCTGCGCTGCCTCCACGAAGGCTGATGGGGTGTTGACGTTGGCGGCAAGGGCATGAGTGTCCTCAAGGAAATCTGGCGCGAGGCGTGGCAACCGCCTGACCGTCGCCCCGCTTGGCAATGGTGTGAGGATCACATCGATGCCATTCCTTATTCGCCCAATCCCGGACGCTTCCGGTCGGAGAACTCGCCCTGGATTCGCGATGTCATGGAATCGTTGGTCGATCCGCGCATCCGTCTGGTCTCGATCATTGCGTCGGTGCAGTCATCGAAGACCACCGCACCCGAGCTCACGCTCTGCTACATCATTTCCAATCTGCCGGGACCTGCGCTCTGGCTCGACCAAACCGACGAGGACGCCCGCGATTATTCAGAATCACGCCTGCAGAAGCTCTTCGATCAATGCCAGCCGGTCGCGCGGCTCATGCCGACCGGCGTTCACCGCCACAAGCGCAAGAACAACGCGATCCAGTTCACCAATGGCATGACGCTCTGGATTCTCGGAGCGCACAACAAGACCAACCTCCAGCGTCGCTCGATCCGCTGGTTGATCGGTGACGAAACGTGGCGCTGGCCCCAGGGTCACATGGCGGAAGCCGAGGCTCGCGTCACTGCATTCGGCTGGCTCGGCAAGTGCATTTTCATGAGCCAGGGCGGCGAGGAAGACGACGACACCCACCGCAAATTCGAGATGACCGACCAGCGCGAATGGACGTTCGCGTGCCCGGAGTGCCATCACCGTCAGCCGTTCAAGTGGGAATACGTCGAGTGGAGCAAGTCGGCGCGCGACGAAACCGGCGAGTGGGATTTCGACGAGGTCCGGCGAACCGCCGCGATGCGTTGCGAGTCGTGCAATCACTACTTCAACGATGGTGAGCGCACTCGCCGCGAACTCAACGCCACCGGGGCCTTCGTCGCGAAGAATCCGAAAGCATCGAAGGAAAACGTCGGATTCCATTGGAACGCCCTGTGCGCGATGAGCTGGGGGCAGTTGGCCGAACTCTACCTGCGGGCCAAGGCATCGGCACGGAAAGGCGACGTGTCGTTGTTGCAACAATTCTATCAGAAGCGTCTTGGCCTGCCGTGGCGGGAATACGTCGAGGATTACAAACTCGAAATCGTCAAATCCGGCTACAAGCGCGGCGAGACGTGGGAAGAGGAAGGCGCGATTGATCCGAAGACAGGGCGTGTGATTTCCGCCCCACTGCCCGAGCGCGCCGGCCTGATCCCGCTGCGTTTCATCACCGTGGACTGTCAGATGGATCACTTGTTCGTTGTGGTCCGTTCGTGGTCGGCGGAGGGATCGAGCCGCCTCATGTGGAACGAGCGCATCCTGACCTTCACCGACATCGACGTGTTGCAGGAACGCTTCGAGGTGCATCCGAGCTTGGTGTTCCTCGACGCCGGCTATGCGACCTACGACGTCTATCGAGAATGTGCCAAGCGCGGCTGGGTGGCGCTCATCGGCGACCGTCGGCCGGTCTATGCTCATAAGGGACGCGACGGCAAAACCGTCCAGCGGTTCTATTCGCCAAGGCGCAAGGTGGTGTTGTCGCATCGCCAACACTGCCACGTCCATTACTGGAGCAACCTCAACATCAAGGACACGCTCGCCCGTCTGCGCCGTAACCAGGATCCGGCCCAAGGCCCGACATGGGAGGTTCCCGACGACATCGACGACGACTATCTCGCCCAAATGGAAAGCGAGCAACGCATCAAGGAAAAGGGCCAGTGGATGTGGAAGCAGATCGGCTCTCGACCAAACCATTACTTTGACGCGGAAGCGGAACAGGCGGCTGCCGCCACCATGCTCAAGATCGTCGGACGGGAGTCCATCGCGGCGACATCGGTTGACACCCCGGACGGGGAGTCATGAAAACCGTCACTATCCTCCGCTTCCTCACCTTTGTTGGTTCCGGCCTTTCCACCCTCGCCGCACTCGATCTGACCGGCGTTGCCAGTTTGCTCGAACCCGGCATGGCGAAATACCTGCTCGCCGCCGGTCCCGCTGCTCTAGCCGTCAAGGAACTCGTCGTCGTGCTCGGAGATCTCTTCGACGACGGCAAGCCCAACAAATCGTTCAAGATCGGCTTGTTCTGTTTCGCCATGGCGGTGCTAACCGTTCCATTCCTCGCCTCGTGCGCCACACCACCCGTGATCTCTGGTGAATTCATCAGCAAGGACGGGCGACTCACGGTTCATCCGGACGGTCGCTTCGAAATCGTCGTGGAACCCCGCACTTCCAAGTAAGCCATGAGTGCGGCACTGTGGAAGAAGATCCAATCGTTTTTGGGAATCACCGCTGATGGCATCCCGGGCGATCAGACGGCCAACGCGGTGGCCGCCAAACTCGGGTTGATTTTGCAGGTCCCGACCTTCGATTCCCGCTCCGAGGCGAACATCGCCACTCTGGTTCCCGGCGCACAGGCGAAGGCACGCGAATGGCTGGTGCGATGCCGTGCCGAGGGAATCAACGTGAAGGTGATCTGCGGCTTGCGAACCTACGAGGAACAGGCGGAACTCTATGCACAGGGTCGAACCAAGCCCGGTTCCAAAGTCACCAACGCCAAGCCCGGCTATTCGTGGCACAACTTCGGCGTGGCATGGGACTTCGTGATCTTCGACGCCAATGGGCAACCGCAATGGGACAGTCCCCTGATGGACCGGTGCGGAGAGATAGGAGAAGAACTCGGGCTCGAATGGGGTGGACGCTGGAAGAGTCCCGAAGACAAGCCACACCTTAATCTGAAGACCGGAGTCACGCTTGCCGAGGCGCGCCAGGTTCGGAAGAGCGGCAGGCAGATAGCCTGACCGTTGACAGGCGCAACCTGACATGGCACGCGGACTCTTCATCACCGGCTTCACGATTTCCGAAGTGCTCGCGATCCAGCAGCGGGCGAAGGAATTTCTGATCGAGGGCAAAACCCTCATGACCTGGAACGAGGCGGGAAGCTCGGCATCGAAGCAGTTCACCATGCCGGTCGATCAGGTGCTTGAGGAATGCGGCCATGCGCTCCGCATGTTAGACCCCGCCACCTACGGCAAGCCGCGTATCGCCGCCGCGTCCTTCATCTCCGGCTATCTCCCGAAATGAATCGCATCAAGCACATCGCGCACCTGCTCTTGCCGCCGATTCTCGTTCCGAAGGCGTGGGGCTCGCCATACGAATCGGCAAACTGGTCGCCGCGCCGTGGCAGCGTTCCTGGCGCATCGCCCACCGATGCCCGCAATGAACTCACGCCGGGTGTCCGCACCGAACTGGTCCGCAAGTCGCGATACATGCACAAGAACAGCGGATTCGTGCGGGAGCTTGTCGCCAACATGGCGATTTACTCAACCGGCGATGGCATTCGCGTCCAGGCGCAATCACCCGATCCGGTGTGGAACCGGGCCGCAGAAGCCTATTTCGCCATGTGGTCGCCTCGCTGTGAAGTGACACGGCGGTTTTCGTTCGAGGAATGCCAGGCTCTCGTTTGTCGCGGCATGGACATCGACGGTGAGTATTTCATCCACAAGACCCGCGATGCCCAAGGCGAACCACGCATCCAGTTGATCGAATCCCACCGCGTAGGCGACCAATTCGGTTCACAAGAAACCATCGACGGAGTCGGCCTCGATGCGTGGGGCGCACCAGTTTTCTATCGAACATTGGAGGACAACAGCAAACACCGTGATCTGCCCGCCGCGTCGGTTCTCCATATCCACGAACCCGAGTGGGCCGGTGGTGTCCGATCTCACCCGACGATTCAGCACTCGATCAATCATGTGCTCGATGAAATGGAATTGCTCGCTCTGGAAAAGCACGCGGTCAAAGACAATGCGGACGTGGCTCGCATCCTCAAGACGGCTCGTGGAGAGATCGACGACAACGGTGACTTCGTGGTCGGTGGCGGGTCCGGTGTCAGTGAGTCCAGCGACCCCGTTTCGCTGCAACGCATCGTCGGCGGCAAACTGGTGGCTCTCAGACCCGACGAGTCTCTCGACAGCTTTCAATCTAATCGACCATCGCCAACCTTCACCGGTTTCCTGGAACACCTGCGGCGTGACTCCGCGCTTGGGATGATTCCCTTCGAGTTTGCAGCGGATTCCAGCAAGGTCGGTGGTGCAGGCGTTAGATTGATCGTCGCCAAGGCGGATCGCCGCTTCTCGTTCCGCCAGATGATTCTCGAAAGTCGCCTCATCAAACCGGTTTGGGCCTATGTAATCGGCGATGCAATTGCTCGTGGCTTCCTGCCACCGGTGCCAGGCTGGTGGAAGATC